AGGTCCGTGCTTACGATGGTGCTTATCACGATTCTAACGATAAAGATGTACCAGGTTATTTTGATGACTCAACTTTAAGCGTTAACGATTTAAGAATGGTTTACTATGACGGTTCAGAAGAGTTTAACGTAGTAACAGAAATCCAAACAGAAGACAAAATCAAAAAACTTTTAATAGAGAAGTTATATGCTAACCACGATGTATAAGATACTAAAGTACCCTGTATCGGTTTATCTGTTTGCTGGGTGCGTAGTATGGGATTGGAATTTTATTAATTGGATTCCAGAAATGAGAATAACAATAGGAATATTAATAATAATCTCTACGCTTGTAGGGATTGACAAAAACGATAAAAGATGAAAAATTTATTTAAAGCGATCGCAGAATTTCAACAAGAAGTGCCAGTAATTCATAAAGGCACTAAAGGGTATGGTTATACTTACGCTGATCTAGCACAAATATTTACCGTAATTAACCCTTTAATGGCAAAGCATAAACTAGGGTTTATGCAAACGGTAGAAAACGATAGTGTTAAAACTATAATTTTTCACCATGAAAGCGGTGAGAGTTTAGAGTTTAGTACTTCAATTCCCCAAGACGTTAAATTAAAAGGTATGAACGACTTCCAAGTTTTAGGTAGTGCGATAACTTATATTCGTCGTTACGCTTTATCTAGTGTACTTGGATTAGTTACAGATAAAGACACGGATGCTGGAGGCGAACAAGAAAAAAAGAAGCAAGCACCGAAAGAACAAAAAAAGCAATCGATAGACAAAGAGAGATTTAAAAATGCTTTAGATTCAATCAAAGCTGGGAACTACTCCATAGAAAAGTTAATTGAAACTTTTGATTTAACAGTAGAACAAAAAAAGCAAATTGAAAAGATATGATTATTAGATGCTCAAGTTTAGGTAAGATCATGAGTAATTCAAGGTCTAAAACAGATATACTTTCTAAGACGGCTAAAACTGAAATTAGAAGCCTTGTAAAGCAAGAACTTTTTGAATACGACACTTACTTAGAAAATAAGTATTTATCTAAAGGGATTGTCTGCGAAAACGATTCTATTGATTTGTATAACATGGTATTCTTTAAGAACTACGAAAAGAACGAAACCAGGTTAACAAATGATTGGATAACTGGCGAATGTGACATTGAAACAGAAGACATGATTATAGATATTAAATCTAGTTGGAGTAAAGAAACATTCCCAGCAACGGAGGAGGAGATAGACAACAAAGACTACGAATGGCAGTTAAGAGGTTATATGTGGTTATACGATAAACCATTTGCCGAACTTGCTTATTGTTTTGTTGAGACTCCAGAAGAGTTTTTAACCTACGAAAAAAACGAGTCTATTCACAGAACGGCTGGAACACCTCCAGAGTTGAGAGTAACGGTTAAACGTTTTGAGCGAGACAAGGAACTAGAAGAACAAATAAAAGAACGGATTGAGGCGTGCCGTGATTACGCTAATGAATATAGAAACCAAATTTTAAATAAAAACAAATAAAATGAGTTTTACAATTAAAGGAAAAATCCTCTCAATAGGTGAGGTTAAAAACTTCGATAACGGTGCTAAGGCTATCGACTATCAAGTAGAAACAAACGAACAATATAATAACTTGTATTCTTTTGAAATGTACAAAGGAGCTGAACACGTTGAGCATATCGACAACTTTATTAAATACAATAAGGTAGGCGATCAAGTAAGCGTGGAGTTTAACGTTAGAACCAACGATTATAATGGTAGATTCTATACAAGTCTTTCACCTTGGAGAGTAGATAAACTAGATCAAGCACAACCAGTTCAGGATAGTATCGTAACGGATGATACAGACGAGCTACCATTCTAAAACACTTTAGCGATTAACTGTTAAAGATGCCAGCGGGTTAGAGGGGTATGCTCGCTGGCTATTAAAAAATCAAACTATGACGAAAGAACAATTATTCAATCTTATTAAAAGACATATAAACACAGGAGCAGATAAAAATAAAATTTGGACTCTTATAGACATTTACAATAAAAGAAAAGAAGGTCTTGATAGTTTTCATGATCTTGTTTTGGTAGCTTGCTCTGAACAGTTTTTAGTATCAGTTGAAGACATTAAAGGGGATAATAGGAAACGACCTATTCCAGACATTAGAAAGATTTATTCAAAGATTCTTTTTGATAATGGCTACACTAGAGAAAAAACTGGAGAAACTATTAATCGAAATCATTCAACTATTACAGTTAACTTAACGAAGTTTGACAATCTTTATCAAACTGATTTTGGATTTAAAAATAATTACGATGAGATTTTGATTAAAATACAGGAAGAAATTAATAAAAACAAACTACTATGAGAACACTATTTAAACAACTACCAGAGGGCGACAAAGGCAAATCTATACAAAGCCCTAAGACTATTATTTTAATGCGCTTAGAATCTCTTAGACGAAAATTTAACCGAGAGAATGACGAGAATTTAAGCATGGTAACGTTTCTCCATCTTTACTACTCGAAGAAACTAAACAAGCCAATTAACGAAGTTTGTTTATTAGGTCGGTTAACTGTTGAGATAATGACGTTTGACAAGCAAAGACACTATTTAGAGAATGCAATTTATAACAATAATGTAAAAGTACTATGAAAAGAGAAATAAAATTCAGGGTTTACGATTCAATAAGTAAAATGATTCATACATGGTGGAGAGTTAAAAAAATCGGTTTTTTAGCATTTGATTTAGAACATTACACTTTAATGCAATACACAGAACTAAAAGACAAAAACGGTGTAGAAATTTACGAGGGAGATATTGTTTCTTACATTCCATCAAAGAAGTTTATAGTATTTTATCAACCAGGATCTTTTACCGCTCATAGAATTAAAAAAGACGGAAGTATTCAAAAAGGTGGTAATTTATTAATACAACTTACCAACTTAGAAGTAATCGGCAACATCTATGAAAATCCTGAATTATTAAATAAAACAACATGAAAGAAGAAACTAAAATTCTATCCGCTTTATTCCTAGCAAGCAGTTTAAACGATGTGCTAGACGAACTAGAAGTATCTAACGCTTTTGTAAGAGAGTTTAAAAGAGAAACTAAACGCTATCAAAAGTTTTTAACTAAAAAGATACATAACGAGATAGATAAAACCTATCAAACCGATCCAGAGACTTTTGAAGAAGTACAAAATGTGATAGACGAACGAGCGCACAATCTAAGCCTAGAAATAATTAACGCTTTTAACCGAGTTATTGATGAAGAAGCCTAACCACTACAACAACGAAAAAGGAAGTCTTTACAAATTTGCAGAAGATCACAATCTAAACGCCTGGGAGTTTGACGCTATCAAGCGAATAGTTAGATGCAGAAAAAAGGGCAACTTTTTAGAGGATATTGATAAAACTATTTTTGTATTAGAATTGTATAAAAATGAATTTATTGAAAAATAATTTGTATATTTGTTAAAGCTACGGTCTCAAACATAGGTAGCAAAGGAATTATTAATAAGCCTGATAATGAAAGTAACATGAGACCTTGCTGGATTTGTCGGGCTTTATTATTTTAAATTATGAGATACGAAGAATTTTTAAAAAGTAAACAGCATCTTATTGGAGAGTTTGGTTTCGAGCCTAATTTTTATCCTGAAATAGCTTTTGATTTTCAAAAAGAGATAATACAAAAAGCAGTTAGAAAAGGTAGGATAGCGGTATTTGCTGATACTGGATTAGGTAAGACTTTGATTCAATTATCTATCGCTCAAAATGTAGTAAACGAAACAAATGGAAAGGTGTTAATACTAACTCCTTTAGCTGTAGCTTTTCAATTTATTATCGAGGCTGAAAAGATAGGAGTTGATAGTATTGAATATTCAAAAGATGGAACTTTTAACTCGGATATAGTTGTATGTAATTATGAAAGATTGCATCATTTTAATTCAGTAGATTTTTCTGGAGTTATTCTAGATGAGAGTTCAATACTTAAAAACTTTGACGGTAAGATAAAAGGTCAAGTTACCGCATTTATGAAAAAGATAAAGTATAGGTTTTTAAGCACTGCAACTCCATCTCCAAATGACTTTATAGAACTAGGCACATCTAGTGAGGTATTAGGGTATATGGGGTATATGGATATGTTAGGTAAGTTCTTTAAAAACAACAACAGTTCAGTAGCAAAACAAAAAAGGAATATAGGGGAAAAGTATTACCTAAAGCCACACGCTGAAAAAGATTTTTTTGCATGGGTAAACCAATGGTCTATTATGGTAAAAATGCCCAGTGACTTAGGATATTCTAATGAAAGATATAACCTACCTAAATTGGAAATAAATAAACACGTAATACAAAACACTTCTGTATTAGAGCATGATGGTCAAGTTGGAATGTTTGTTAAAGAGGCTAAGACTTTCCAAGAGATTAAGCATGAGCAAAGAATGACGATAGAAGACAGATGTAAAAAAGCCGTAGAACTAGCAGCGGGTAAGACTTCTGTTTATTGGGTTAATTTAAACGATGAGAGTGCGTTAATAAACGAACTAGACAATGAGGCTGTAGAGATTAAAGGTAGTATGTCAATAGATAAAAAGGAGGATATACTTTTAAAATTTGCTAATGGTGAAATAAAAAGAATAATAACTAAAGCTAAGATGACTGGAATGGGTTTAAATTGGCAACATTGTAACCATTCTGTATTTTTCCCTACTTACTCTTATGAGCAATACTATCAAGCTATCCGTAGGTTTTGGAGGTTTGGACAGAAAAACGAAGTTACTATAGATATGGTTACTTCTAGCGGTCAAAAAAGAGTTATAAAAGCTTTGGAGCAAAAAACAGAAAAAGCTATACAACTTTACGAAAACCTGGTAAAGAATGTTAATGAGGTTTTTATAGAAGATAAAAGACAATTTAATAAAGAAATAATAAAACCTAGTTTTTTATGAAAAAGTTAATAGAAGAAAATTATCAGTCTATTGTTAATCGAGGATTGATAAGCCCACATACGAGTATGGATGCTTTTATAATGAAGATAGAAGAAGAAGTACAAGAATTTATCGAAGCAACACAATTAGGTACATTAAAAGAAATTAAAGAAGAGTTGGCTGATATAGTTTTAACCTGCTTGAATACCGCTAAACACTTTGGATTCGATATTGAATTAGAATTAAACAAAAAAATAGAAATAAATAAAAACAGATAACTATGAACAAAGTAAAACAACAACAAGTAACAGAAGATTATGCAATTTACAATAGTGATTGTATGGCAGTACTTCCAACTTTAGAAGATAATTCTATCGATTTATCAATTTATTCTCCGCCTTTCGCAGGGCTTTACAACTATTCTAGTAGTGATATGGACTTTAGTAACTGTGAGAGTAAAGAACAATTTTTAGATCAGTACGAGTATCTAATAAAAGAAATGGCTAGAGTAACGAAACCAGGACGCATTACAGCAGTTCATTGTACAGATGTACATGACAACGACTGTAGGTTATGGGATTTCCCAGCAGAGATAATTAAGTTGCATGAAAAATACGGATTTCAGTACAGAAACAGAATAACAATTTGGAAGGAACCTTTAAAGGTTCGTATGCGTACAATGGTTAGAAGTTTGATGCATAAATTTATAGTAGAAGACTCTACAAAGTGTTTTACCGCTATGCCTGACTATGTTTTAATTTTCACTAAAAAAGGAGAAAACGAAGTACCAGTAACACACCCTAACGGACTTACTAGATACTTTGGAGAGATACCAGTTTTACCCAATATAAAAAGGGCTTATAACAATGCTAATAAAACTGATTTTAACGAGGAGGAGTTGTGGGATCATTTAAATAGGGAGTTTAAAAATCATGAAGACCCTAAGACAAATAAACTTAGTCATTATATTTGGCAGCGTTACGCTAGTTCTGTTTGGGATGATATTAGAATTGATAATGTACTACCATTTAGAGATAGCCGAGAAGAGGACGACGAAAAGCACGTACACCCTTTACAATTAGATGTTATCGATAGACTTGTAGAAATGTATAGTAATAAAGGAGAGGTAGTTTTGACGCCTTTCATGGGTGTAGGATCGGAAGTTTATAGCCCTGTTAGTTTAGGTCGTAAAGCTATCGGTATCGAGTTAAAAGATAGTTATTTTAAGCAGGCTAAAATTAATTTAGAACTTGCTAATAACCGTTTTGAGGATGAAAAATACTTACAAAAAGAGATATTCTAAAAAAAATAAAAAGCCAACCAAAGGAGTAGACGTAAATAGATAAATTTAAAAAGTGTTTAAATTTAGCATATTTATTTGCGATCTTACAGCACGGCAACTGTATGGCTTTTTTTATTATATTTACCGAGAGGTTGAGCCGATCAACTCGTAAAAGGTTTGCACGATTCCTTTCCTCTCTTTTTTATTTAATCGTGTTAATTTAAAAATCGTATATCATGAGCCAAAGAAAGGCGTTTAATTTCTACCTATCATTTTTTGAAGTATTCGAGGAGCTGCCTAACGATAAGGAAAAGTTAGATTTTATCAAGGCGTTACTTAATAAACAGTTTCACGGAGAAGAGCCTAATTTAACTGGTATGGCTAAATTTGCGTATATCTCACAGCAACAAGTTATAAACCAACAAGTTGAAGGCTGGGAAAACAAAACAAAAACTACCCTTAGCAAGGGGGTTAATAAGGGGGGTAGCCAAGGGGGTTCGGTACAAGGGGAAGAGAAAGGGGAAGAGAAAGAACAATACGTTAAACTTGACTTCGTAAAATTGCTTTCTTTCATTAATCAAAAAACTGGCAGAAAGTTTAAAACCATAAATAAAGATATTAAACGTAAATACGAATCGAGGTTAAAAGACGGATACACGAAACAAGATATTTTAAACGCAGTTATTAACGCTTCTAATCTTCAATACCATAAAGATAACGGTTGTCAACACTTAACACCTGAATTTTTTAGTAGGGCAACCACGTTAGATAAATATGGCAACGAGGCTAAAGGTAATTTAATTGCTTCATTCCCCGACCCAGTAAACTAGAGAACTATGTATAAAAGACTAGAAGACGTAGCGCAAGACCTTAATAGACTCCGCGAGAATGGAAGGCAACGAGGGTACTCTGTAGGATGGGAATGGGATATACTACCTTATACCGTTATCTTAGGTTCTACAACTTACATGGCAGCAGCACCAGCAACGGGTAAAACAGAATTGATATTAGAGTTTCAAATTAATCTAAGTTGTTTGCATGGTTTAAATCATGCTATCTTTACTCCAGAGACTGGGAGTGCGGAAGATATTTTTGCCGAACTATGCCACAAGTACATTGGTAAACCTTACATAAAGTCCAAGTGGCAAATGGATGAGCGCGAAAGATTAATAGCCGAGAACTTTGTAAACAGCCATTTTGTAATAGTAGACACAGAGGACGAAGATATAACCTCTACAGAGTTTTATGAGTTAGTAAATAAGATCGAAGATAATACAGGGTTAAAGATTCATACTACTTTGGTTGATCCTTGGAACGAACTTAAAGAAGAATTTAACCATGAAGACCTCGGACGAGAAGATAAGTATTTGAGTCGTATGCTTGGATGGATTCGTAAGAACGCACGAACTACTAAACGACATCACTTCATCTTAACTCACGTAAGAGACCAAGCTTTAGTAAGTCAAGGCGGAATAACTTATTATCCAGCCCCTCACGCTAGA